GACTGTCAAGTCCTTGGGGTGCTGCGTATAACGCCTTATCAATAGCCATGATTTATCCTAAGTAATAACCGCGTTTTTGCCCACGGAAACCTCGAAAATAACGTACATCATCTGGTTCATCGCTTGGGAGGCGTAAGAACCCACCGTTTCTAAAACGTGCTAATGCTAACGTAGACGCATCCACATAGTCATCATGCTCCCCCGCAGGGAAGGCTGCAACCTCATCGATTAACTCTTCGGCCCATCTGGTATTAGGCACCCACACTCGCCCTGACTGAATGATGTCAGATACAGCATTGAGTCTCGTTATCTTGTCATTACCTTTGCTAGGAGTAAACTCCGATACTGGCACACCCATCCGACGCAGTTCTTGGTACAGCGATATACCTGATACCTTCTTTTCAACAATTAGTGCATCAGGTTCATACTCTCTATATAGCTCAAGCACCCGCTGTTTTAACTGGAAAAACTCCATACGAGCTTTCCATGCGTCTAAAAGAATAATATTTGTCTGACCTTCCTCAGTTGTCCACACCCCCCACGTAGTACACGCAGAATAGTCCGAACGATTAGTCGTTTCGTACGCCGTATCCCACGACTGAATGATAAAATCACATTTTGGCGGGTCATCTTTCTCCCATACCTTCCACCATTCGCGCTTGACGATGGCACCTTCTTCAGAAGTTGGCTGTTGTTGGTACTGAGCTTGCCATTTACTATTAGGAAGTTCCTCTTTTAAGGCAGAAAGCTCATCTAACGACCAAAATTCAGGCCAAAGTGGGTTCCCAGAAGGCAAAATTGCAGGAAATTCAATTACTTCCCACTCATCACCACCCCTTTGCAGCGAATTTTTGACAACTTGACCCGTTAGATCACGCAAACCCCAGCGAGTCATCACAATTACGATGGCTCCCCCCGGCTGTAGACGCTGCCGAGGCCCGGATGTGTACCACTCGTACACCTTATCGTAGATTTCTGGGTTAGTTGCAGCTAATGCAGCCTCTTGTTCTGAGTGTGGATCATCAATAATAAGCAAATCCGCACCTTTTCCCGTGACCGCACCGCCTACACCAATAGCAAAATACTCCCCACCTTTGTTTGTGTTCCATCTACCAGCAGCTTTTGAATCAGCTTGCAGTGATACGCCGGGGAAAATAGTCGAATAAACATCAGAATCCACAAGATTTCGCACTTTTCGGCCAAAACCGACCGATAATTCTGCTGTATGCGCTGTTTGAATTACTTTTTTATTGGGGAATTTTCCCAAGAACCACGATGGGAGTAAGTATGAAGCAAATTCGCTTTTGGTATGGCGAGGTGGCATATTAATAATAAGGCGTTTAGATTCGCCTCTAGCAACCCTTTCAAAAGCCGCAGCCATTCTAAGGTGATGTCTACCATCTACAAATGTAGGCCAAACTTTTTTAACAAACTTAATAAACCGTTCTCTACATACTTCTTGATTTTTTAATTGTTCAAGTTTTTGCAGTCTTATATTTAAATCACGTAGGTCACCTTCAGACAACCCAGAAATATTATTTAATAGCGCGTTTAAACTAGCTGGGTCTATTTGAGATGCAGCAGTTATGGTCATTCTAATTCTAACTCTTCAAGCGAAGCTGATGTAGGCGGTGGCGGGGGTTCTGCTACCCCAAGCTCTTCATCTATATCCGTCATAGGCACTATTTCTACGTCGGTAGCACCACCTACTAATAAACGTTTAATACGTTCTTTTATCTCTGCTTCTAAGTCAGCAGAATTTTTATGGGTAATAGTAATTTCACTACGCTCAGTAAATACACCAATATCGCTGTGTTTACCCAAAAGTTCTAAAGCTTTAATCTCAATTTTAGTATCTCCGCACGTTGCAAGCTCTACTAGTTTGGCAGTAATGAACTGCCGTGCCTGAACAATATCGGCAAATACTGGGGAATCATACTTAGAAATAATAGTTCGCAGGGTTGCAGCGACGCCACCCTTCATAAGTTCTTTGTTTACTTTACGCACAGGTAGCACTTTACCTGCTTGTCTAAATAACTCTTCAGCTTTGGCTTGGTCATTGGGGTCCATCTCTAATGGCATCCCCATCTCGTGAAGGAGCAACGCCGTATCCCCCGCGACAATCATTTTCTCTTTTATATGGTCGGGGGTCTCTGAGGAGAGATCGAAAGGTACGGGCTGTGTAAATGTTGGCTCTATATTAATCACGGGAATAAGGGCACCGAGATTGGGATGGCTGAATGTATATGTAAATAATATTTTTTGCAAGTAGGAGGTTGGGACTCCTTACCGGGGGGGTGTTTCTATATAGAAGGGGGTGGGGGTGTAAGGAAAAATTTAAATGGGGGGGTGGGATGTGTGGAACAGTATGTATGGGCGTGGCGGGGCCGTCAAGCTGGATCTGGGGGGGTCGGGGTACGGTGGGGTTACGGATAGCAAAATTACAGTATACGGATTCTGGGTCAAATCGTGGTTCAATCTGTTAAGCTAGGCGCAAGCCGAGCGAAAGCGGAGCGAGCAACGGAAAACCTCCCGCCAACGCGAAACAACGTCAAAGGGGAGGGGAGAGGGGAGCCTTGCTCTAGGTGGTAACCGATCGCTGTACGTTGGTACGGTTAAGGTTTAAGCCTAGGGGGGTGCACAACGCGACAGGAACGACCGAAATTCCCCCTTCGCAAATAGCGATACGCCAACGAAACGCGCAAGCGTTGATCGGGCCGGATCGAAAGTTGCACCCCCTTGTGACTGAGGGGATTGGACGCAAACCTTGGCAAATGGCAATAAGACCATGCAAGGGAAACTGCTGATCCAAGCAAAAAAATTGCTGTCGAATTACCCGTTGCCAATCCGCGCAGGCAAAGCTACTAGGTCAAACCTCGGTAGCCCATAACCTGCGCGGGTCTTACATTAGCAGTCTACCCACTACTAACTTAAGGAAATTATCATGGCACTCAAATCTACCGCAATCCTTACCAAGGAAATCGCATCAATCGGTCGCGCAGGGGTCAAGTTGACCCGCATGATTCAAGACGCGGCAGTCAACGCGATTGGCTACTCTTTGGTGCATGGCGACATCACAATCGGTCAGCGTCTCTTTGAGGCTTGCCCCAAGGGTGTTCGTCGTAACTCACTAGTAGCATTCCTTGAAAAGTTCGGAGCATTCCAATGGGATGCTAAGAGCAAGAGCCTCAGACATCGTAAGACTGAGATCGAGTTTACCGAACAATATCAACAAGATCTTATGAACACCCCTTGGGACGAAGCTAAGCCTGAGCCTGAGATTGTAAGTGTTTTCGATGTACAAAAAGAGTTCGACAAGTTCGTCGCACGTATGGAAAAACTTCGCAAAGATGCACAAATTACATTGCACCACAAGGCTTTGTTAGATTCCCTACAAGAAACATCTTCGCAGTACAACGCACGCCTAGTGTTAGGCGAAGCAGCAGACAAAGCAGTATTGTAAGAGTACGGGAGGGAGTCTTACACTCCCTCTTACACTATGTTCTCTTTTAAAATCAATGAGTTAGACTGCTAATGTAAGATGTAAGCGATTTTTCGGAAATATGAGGGAGTCTGAGGGTTCGCACCTCTCAGCAAGTGCTTATTTTCAACTGACTTAACAGCAAGAAAAATCCTGCAATCCCTATATAATACCTTTAAAATACTTACTTACTTACACTACGCTTGCAACTTCTTGATTTTAAACAGGAAACTTTCGTAGAAACCTGATATTTTTTATCACGTATCTCTTACAAAAGGGGGTTTTTTCTTACACCCTGCCTTACACTACGACTTAACAACTTCTTACATTACTAATATTACATCGTGGTATAATGTAATCTTTTGGAGGCACTATGATCGACGACGATTTTGTTGGTGGATTCGTTGTGGCTATGTTGTTAATCACAATAGTTCTTACATTAACAGGAGTGATTTAGATGGTACGTTTCTTACACTGCCGAGATTGTGGCGACGAGTTGCATGATCCTATGCACACCCTAGCGGGTTACTGTTGGGACTGCCGCGAGCAAGCTGCAATCGAGGCGCGAAAGGGGTGGTGTGTGCTGACCCCACACAAGCAAGGTGCAATGTTCTTCACTGCCGAATACGCGAGAGAAGCAGCAGTCGGTATAAATAGTAAGGGGGGAATAGTGCGATGAGACTAGGCGTATTTACACCCAAGCAGTTAGAGATATACATATAGGAGCAACAGTATGAACGAGCAGCAAGTCAAACAACAGCGTGAAGTCACACTGCAAGAAGCGGCAGACCTCATCGCAACAATCCCACAAAACCGATTCTTAATCCAAGGTGAACCTGGGATCGGCAAGTCCTCTGTGCTTAACCTCTTAGAAGCAAACCTGTCTGCGGACGAGTACGACTTCGTCTATGTAGACTGTGCAAGCCTAGACCTTGGCGACACTGCCGCACCTATCCCGAACCGAGACGCTAGAGTCTTGGAGTATTACCCCAATGGTGCGTTCAAACTGCACACTGATAAGAAGGTAGTCATCTGCCTCGACGAGTTCAGCAAGGGTGCTGATCCAGTAAAGAACATGCTGCACCCACTACTCGAAGAGAACAAACCGAGGATGGCAGATAAGTTCCTCAAGGATGGCAGTATCGTATTCCTTACAGGCAACCTCGCAACCGATGGCGTAGGTGACTCACTCAAAGCGCATACCATTCAGCGAGTAACAAGAGTGGATGTACGCAAGCCCTCTGCTGACATCTGGCTACCTTGGGCTACTGCTAACAACATCGCACCAGAGGTACGGTCATGGGTGAACGGACACCCTGACTGTCTAGCATCCTACCGAGACCCTGGGCAGGAGAACAACCCCTACCCATACAACCCACGCAAACCGCATCTCTCTTGCGTCTCACCTCGCACACTGTCTCGTGCATCTAACATCGTCAAGCAACGACACAACAACACGCACAACGCAGTACACGTAGCACTTGCAGGTACGGCGGGGGATGCCTTCGCGGATTCGTTCATGGCATATCTACAGTTCAGCGATCAGTTGCCAACACGTGAAGCAATACGCACTGACCCCAAGGGTTGCCGTGTCCCTACCGAGTCAGGTGCTCAGGGTATCTTGGTCTATGGTCTCATGGACTCAGTAGCTAAAGACAACATCGACGCTTACATGCAGTACATCGTGAGACTTAACCCTGATTGGACTGCATGCTTCTGCATATCAGTAGCTAAAGATCCCATCAAGCAACGCATTGCCTTCAGTAGCCCACTGTTCAGTACGTGGTGTGCTGAGAACCAAGACATCCTCTAACTAAACCAAGGAGAAAACAGCATGACTATCCTTTCTAACGCAGTGCTTGTTGAACTCAACATCAGTACGTGGACAGCGTACAAGTTGGACAAGCAGCAATCCGCTAAGGTTGTTGCAGATAACAACGCAACAGAGAGTGACGCTGCCCGCGTCAATAAGAACCTCATGGCAGGCACTTCCCTGCTCAAGAACATCAACGACTACGTTGCGAAGGTTCGCGTCTGGCACATAGCGCAGACCCTCCCGTGGGCAGAGAAGGGACCGAGACTGCTGCCGATGAAGAACTTCTTCAACTACAAGCAGCAACTGAATCAGATGGAGGCTAACACTGCTGCACTCGTGCGGACATTCTGTGATGCTTACCCTAACCTCGTGTCAGTAGCAGCATTCAAGCTAGGTAACTTCTTCAACCGCGAAGAGTATCCCGATGTGAGTGAGGTGCTTCGCAAGTTCAGCTTCAGGTATGCGTTCACTCCAGTGCCGCAAGCAGGGCACTTCATACTCGATGCACATAACGAAGTAATGCAAGAGCTAGCGCAGAGCTACGAGGCCGAGGCTAACCGCAGGGTAGGTGAGGCTATGAAGGATGCGTGGGGAAGACTTCACGAGACACTGAAGCACCTCTCAGAGCGTATGACCGATGCACCTGCTGAAGATGACAAGAAGAAACGGTATCACGACAGCATGCTCACTAATGCACACGAGCTATGCGGGTTGCTTACTGCGTTCAACATAACATCAGACCCTAAGCTTGAGCAGGCTAGGCGAGACTTGGAGTGTGCCTTGGCAGGTGTACGCATCGATGACATCAAGGAGAGTGCCTCAGTTCGCAAGGGTATCAAGGCTAAGGTGGATAACATTCTGGCAGTTAACGATTGGATATAGGAGGTTATATGTTTGCACAAGCATTGGCGGATACAGTAGAGCAACGCCTAGCTGCACAGACTAGGCGCATGACCAAGATCAACATCGCAATCATGCGAGACAGTAAGTTCGCACTGTGGTCTGGGTTCTTATCGCTAGGCAGTATCAAGATTCTTGATAAGGACTTCACAGCAAGAACCAACGGCATCGATGAAGAGTACAGTCTAAGCTTTATCGAGACCCTTACCGATAAGGAGTTAGCCTTTGTCAGGCTACACGAGATGCTGCACAAAGCCTTCAAGCATCTCAAGATATATCAGAAGCTATACAAGGAGGACGCACACTGTGCTAACAAGGCATGCGACTACTTGATCAACTATCTGCTATGGGAAGCAGATCAACAAGGGCAAACCATCACCATGCCCAAAATCGCACTGTTCGACATCCAGTACAAGGGTATGAACAGCAAGCAGATCTATGACCTGCTACGCAAGCAGAAGCAACAGCAACAGCAACAGCAAGGACAAGGCACACCACAGCAGGGACAAGGTCAAGCGCAAGGTCAGCAGTCACTAGATGAGCACATGTGGGAAGAAGCAGAGGGCATGTCCGACGATGATAAGAAGAAGATAGAAGAGCAGGTAGATGCTGCGATCAGGCAGGGCATCATTGCACATAACAAGAAGAACAAAGGCAAGGACGCAGGGAATATGTACCGCACCCTGCAAGAGGTGCTCATGCCGCAAGTCGATTGGCGTGAGCAGTTGCGAGAGTTTGTTAAGCAAGCGTGTCCAACCAAGAGCAAGACATCGTGGCGCAAGCTTAATCGTCGCATGCTTGAGTTCGATGTGTACATGCCGATACTTGTCGGCGAGAAGATGAAGGACTTGGTGGTTGCAGTGGATACGTCAGGATCTATTGGTGATAAGGAGCTAGGTGCATTCCTTGCAGAGATCAAGTCTATCTGTGACGAGGTGCAACCAAGCAATCTGCATCTGCTCTATTGGGACACACGCATCGCTAACCACGAGACTTACACAGAGTCTAACCTCAGCTTGCTAACAACATCGACTAGACCGAAGGGTGGGGGCGGCACTAGCCCTAGCTGCATCGCTAGATATATGAAGGAGAAGCACATCGATGCTGAACTATGTATCGTGTTTACTGACGGACATGTCGGCACTAGTTGGGGTGGTCCGGCGGGAGATTGGGTATCACCTGTCTTGTGGGCAATCGTGGATAACAAGGATGCGGTTCCGGCTTTTGGGACAGCTATACACATTACATCTGATAAGTGAGAGGTGGGTCATGGACAATACTAAAGCATTACTTCAGTTCAAAGGAGATTTCGTTCTCCCTATTGATAGAGCAGTAGAGATTATGAAGTTGCTACACGACGCCGAGACTTATGAGCGCAAGTGGAACAGTGGCAGGGACGGTGGGTCTAGCTTTTATACGCACCATATCTATTCGCCCAAAGAGAGCAGCTTGTCGTTCAGTCTCATGACTAACGGATCGTATGCAATGTTCAAAGCAGCAGGTAACCCAAACGAGGATTAATATGACTACATACAACGACGCAACGGTTATGCCCATCCCTCCCCGCGAGGATAATTCTATACGCACCAATATAGATCCTAACTTCGTTCTGCCTGACGTTCATCCTGTGTTCAAGAACATAACACTTAGAACACCGAAGATAGAGAATGAACTCATCGAGCATAACCAAAAAATACAACAACGCATGCGAGCATGTAACGAAGCATATAAACCTACGACGCTAAGCATAAGACATGGCATGTTGCAGTTGGTCGAGGCACTCGCACTTAAGCGTCCGCTATGGAGCTTCGTAGCTATAGATTTTAATTCCAGTGGCTTCGTCAGTGGCTTTTATGTATTCGATAAAAGCGAAGAGTTAGGTAAGCTTAGGCACGGGCTTGATTACACAAGTAATCGCGCATCAAAAACAGATGTGTTCAAGATCTTTAACCATCGTATCAACAGCAAGTTAGATCGGAAGGATCACAGGACTACGACTAACATTGACATAGCCATACGCACTGTACTTAAGGAGTTCGGTGCAAAGAACTTATCGGAGATAGTTGCTAGCGCAAAGGAAGCTGTTACTAAAACTGCCAAAGACTTCGACGTTAATGCAGAGCGCAAAGCACGAGACGCTCAGTGGAATGTACGAGCATCCCTTATGGATACGTTGATAGCTAAACCTTATTTGTTTGAGGAGTGCAGTTGGTACGAAAAGCTAGGTGCACCTTGCGTAGAGCACACGCGGTATTCAAACATGATAGCCAATATGAAATCTGATGTAGAAAATCTTGTGGGAGGCAAACTTATAATTCAACGCGACGATACGTATATAGTTGTTGACAATGTCAATAACGCGAGTTATACTCACCAAACACTACCCCATGAACTACGGTCTAAGCTTGGCATGCTTAAGCTTGTTGAGCCTGATCAGTTGGTAGATGGTATAGGTTTCAAATCAAATCAAGAATGTTTCTTTATCTTTACAAGTGCAGAGCAACAACATAACGAGGAGTAGTAATGGTCAAAGCAAAACGCAGGGGTCGTCCCGTTGGCGTTAAAAATAAAGTGGTATCCATTGATCGCGCAGACGATAAGCAGATAGGTGGTAGTCACTACAAAGAGATGGGCGTACAACCTTGGGAAGCTATGGAGTCCTTGCTTACATTCGAGGAGTTCGTAGGGTTCCTCAAGGGCAACATGATTAAGTACGCTATGCGTCAAGGTCTCAAAGATCCGCACGATGCCGATAAGTTCAGGCATTACAGGCAGAAGTATCTTGAGATGCTTATCCCTAAGCCACTAGACTGATGCAAGTCGGGGACCGAGTGCGGTTCCCCAACAAGGACATAGGCACAGTGGTGAAGATGGATGGGGATGACCTAGTTGTCATCATACCCCAAACGCCTTGGCCGTTTCCACGTTGGGTTCACTGCACAAGACAAAGCGTCAAGCTAGTGCGTACTAGCAAGAAAGACCAACTCAATGACATGGAGGAGGCTCTGTTCTAATGACCGAAGATGAGCTACAAACAATGGAACGCTACATCAAGCTGTGGAAGTCTGGCTCTGATGTAATGGCTGTGTGGAAGAAGCAACCAGTTCCCGAAGATAAGAGGAGGGACATGCCGCACCCTGCTCCTATGTGGACACCCCCAAGCGAAGACCCGTACTACTTACGCAAGTGGGCGTTCTACAAATCCCTGTCGGCAAAAACAAACGAGTGAGGAAATCATGGCTACAAAGAAAGTAACAGAAGATACGATTCAAATCATCGAGATGGAAACGCAGACGGTTACGTTTCATGTGATCGGAACTACACCTAAAATCTGCAACCGTATGCCTGAGAAGGCGTGGCAACAGTTGTTGCTTCCCTCTGGTCGCAAGACTGCTGCTGAGAAAGCAGGATCAATGAAGCACGATCCGCTGGTTGAGTATCGCTCATCGCCTTACCGCATGTCATCAGGTGCTGTAACCGAGTTGGCTGTTCTTGCTACGCAGTTCAAAGGTGCGCTACGCAACGCTGCACTAGATATGCCAGGAGCTAAGAAGTCTCAGATTGGTCGGTTAACTTATGTAGAGGGTGAGCGCATCGAGCTATATGGTGTTCCTAAGATCTTCTCAAGTATCACTCGATCAGCAGACATCAACAAAACCCCTGACGTTCGCACTCGTGCCATTCTTCCTAAGTGGGCATGCAAGGTTGATATTACTTATGTGCGTCCGGTATTGAACCATACCGTTATCTCTAACCTCTTCGCTACAGCAGGTATTACGATGGGCGTAGGTGATTGGAGACCTGAGAAAGGTTCAGGCAACTATGGTCGTTGGAAGATTGTTGATGCTGATGATCCTGAGTTCTTAGATATTATTAAGAACGGTGGGCGTGACGCGCAGCTTGAGGCACTTGAGAATCCTGAAGCATACGACGATGAGACCGAGGAGCTGTTGTCTTGGTTCAATGCCGAGACCAAGCGCCGTGGATTGAAGGTAGCCTGATATGGACAGAGCCGCAATCGCTAAGAGGTTAGAAGAGATTGCGGCCCTCCACGGAGGGTCGCTTACACCCGACATCGTAGTAGCAGACGCTAAGAATCCAGGTAGCCCTCTGCATGAATACTTTGATTGGGATAAAGAGTCAGCATCCTACAAACATTGGTTAGACACTGCACGTAACCTCATTGCATCTGTTCGGGTTGTCATAACGACAGAGAAGGTTGTGATCAAAGCACCTGTTTACCTGAGAGATCCTACCAAGAAGGGCAACGAGCAGGGCTATACCACACTGACTAAAGTTCGCAGTGATCGAGACATGGCAGCGGAGGTTATTAACCACGAGGTCGCTCTGATTATTGCTGCATTGCGTCGCGCCAAGAACGTAGCGCAAGCCCTTGACATGGTGGATGAGATGGAGAACCTGTTGGGGCAGGTCTTAGCACTAAGAAGTAAGGTGGAGACTTAGGCAGGTGAGGTGGGGTAATACTTGGTGGGGTAAGGTTTGGTCCGGCAGGTCAGGCGCGGTGGGGTAACGCAGGTAGGGTTATGTATGGTCAGGCGCGGTCTGGTGCGGATGGGTTCGGTAAGGTGTGGCAGGTATTGCAAAGTGTTATGGGGTCTGGCGCGGTCAGGCGCGGATAGGTTGGGCAGGTAAGGTGGGATGAGAATTGGTAAGGTGAGGTGAGGACTGATGAGGCAGGTAGGGTTGGGTGTGGTACGAAGGGGTGTGGTATGGAGTGGAGTGGTTAAATAAGGCAGGTCTGGTCTTGTGCGACTAGGTTGGGAGCGGTGTTTGAGGTGTGGTCGGGCATGGTACGGCAGGCGTGGTGGTATTCGGTTAGTTGGGGTTAGGTAAGGTAACGTCAGGCAGGTTAGGTGAGGTCGGGATAGGTGTCTTATGACAATTCTGGCAGGTTAGGTGACGTACGGTCGTATTGGTGTGGTGAGTTTCTGTATGGCAGGTAATTTATAGGAGGTTATATGGAAGATTTTGATGCGGAACGTGAACACTTTAGACAGCAGATGTTGTCTGATCTTAGAGATGATTTTGCTATGGCAGCGATCACAGGAATCCTTTCAGGTAAGTGGGGACAAATGCCCCAATTCAAACCGGAAGAAGCTTTCGCAGATTTTGCATACCGGGTAGCAGACGAAATGATTAAACGGAGAGGAAAGCAGTGAGTGCTATGAACTTAAACAAACCCGCAGAGACTGTGTTGCAACCCGTGTTCTATCTTAAAGGTGTGCTTCATATTCCTCACTACTCAACTAAACATATGTGGGTAGGCCCAGGACGCAACGCTCCTTTGTTATCTACAACTAGTTTAGTAGAGCAGGGGGCAAGACTCAGTGTAATGGCTCTGTGGAGTAGATACTGGACAGATGAGGTGAAAGGATGGAAGGAACTTTAAATTTAGTTATTGGCGTAGTGATAGGACTTCTAATAGGTAATGTGCATGGAAGACTAAGTGTTATTAAAGAAGCCCAAGCCCTTGTAGCTGAAGCAATCATGGAGATAAGAGATAAATATGAAATTTAATAACCTAACAGATAAGCAATACATCGAACTACTTGAGAAGAAGTTAGCTGTATACGAAAAGCTTGAGCAAAAAACTAAGTGGCAAGACTTAGCCAACACAACAATTTTTGCAGAGTCCATGCGGTGGGTTAATTCTTCTATGTTTACAGCAGGCGCGAACTGGGCGCAGCGTAGGTTAAAGGAGTTAAACGGATGAACAATGAACATGTGCTGACCCCCTTGCAACTGAATTGCATTAACTATGTGAGGGGGTGCGAGAAACCTCCTAACCGCAAAGAGGTTGCACTTTATTTGTCTATTTCTCCCGAAGCTGCTAACGGACTACTAGCAAGACTTGAGTTTTATGGGTATCTAAAAAGCTTTACAGAACGTGGTAAGTCAAAGCAGATGGAAAGGTTCTATGTGTTTGTAAGTATGAAGCGGACTAAGTTTCAATCTGCGGAAAAGCGTAAGAACACTTTAAAGATTAACTTTATGTACAACGATCCGTTTAATTTGTCAGGAGCTAGAGCATGCCGTGAGATTGCGCGATTAGTTAAGACTAACAACAGCCTTTTATGAAAGACTTAGTTTCAATCATCATGCTTTCGTACAACGGGGTTACTTACATAAAGGAAGCTATCGACAGTATAAAAGCACAAACCTACCCAAACTGGGAATTAATAATTAGTGATGATGGTTCTAATGATGGGACTTATGAGCTTTCTTTGGTTCTTGCTAAGGACGAACCTAGAATAAAAGTAGTACAGACCCCAAAAAGATTGGGCATTCCTAAAAATCGTAAGTTTGCGTTTGGTCATACTACGGGTAACAAGATTTGCCATGTTGACGGAGACGATGCTTTGTTCCCGCACTCTATAGAGTACATGCTTAAAGGCATGAAAGATTTTGATTTAGCTTTTTCTGATCTTGCTTGGATGGATAAAAACTCAAATATTTTTCAGTATCATGCAAATGTAGATACAGAACTAAAAAATTTAGGTTGGCGACATTTGTCTATGTACACAAGAAAGGCTTACGAAAACACGAATGGTTATAACGACAATCTCATAAGTGCTTGCGAAGACGGTGATTTGTTTATGCAGATAGCAGAAAAGTATAAATATGTGCGTGTACAACACGCATTATATAAATATCGTATGCACGACAACAACGCCAGCGTTAACAACAAAAAATGCGAAACATGTACAGAAAAACCTATATGTAACTACATAAGAGTTTGGGGTAAAGAAAATAACTGGGACCCAATTAATTGGGTTCCTAAAACACCTTTAAATTTATTTGTTAGTGGAGTTAAAAATAATCATGACTAGCCCCCCGTGGAAGTTTGCCATGCTAGCCGCGTGGCTTGATGGTTACAGCGACGGTCTGCCTGATTACTGTGAGACTGAAAAGGCTAAGACAAAGGAAGCATCAGCGTTGCTGATGGAAGTGTATGAAAACCACATGAAGGAAAGCGAGAAATGGAAACAAGAGATGACGGATCAAGCGTGAAGTGCAACCCGCACCCCGATGCACCGCACGGTTTTCTGCGTAACGCATCACATAACGAGGGCCGTTATGTTTGTGAGTGTGAGTTTTGGGAGCCTCCGGAAGAAAAGCAAAAACCTGTGGGATATGTATCGGGGTTTTATGGTGGTTATTGCGTCATCCAACCAACCGACCCTGCTGTTGTTTTACCTGTTGGCACGGCCCTGTACCGCGCACCGACAGAGGAACACATGAGCGACAAAGAAAAACTAGCGCAATGGATGATCGAGAAGGGCTACGCAACCGGCCACGGCGACACGATTGAAGACCTGCTGCAAGAACTGGAGTGGCAGATTGCCGAAAAGCAGGAGCCGGTGGCGCGGGTTTGTTACGGCCACTTTACCCTCACACAGACCGGCGTAGGCATAGGAGAACGGGGAATGCAGGCATACGAAGAGGCTAAAAAGCGTGGATGGGTAGGCATATCTGACGAGATGGAAATGCCAAAACAGGAACCCAAATAAAGTTGGTTATGTTTGAGCGAATTGGTGGATTTCTTGACAGTTGTTTAGCAGTTGGATTGCTATTGCTGTTTGTATTGCCAGTAATGGCAATCGGTGCGGTCGTAGTGTTTATTCAGCAGGTTTTTGTTAAGGTACTTGGAAAAGAAAAACCCCCCGAGGGTTAGTCGGGGGGCCTGACTTTGAAGTAATGCAATTGCCTTACTCTTCGTCTTCTACCTCTTCAGCTTCTGCATCACGTGCTTCAACAGCAGTCAACAGTTTGTTGTACAGATCGCTCAAACCGGAAGCAATTTCCTGCTCACCAAGCCACTCAAGCAGCTCGTCATATTCAAATTCGGTCAAATCAACGCTTACAAAGATCTCATCCATGATTCATCCTTTCAGATTGCAGCACCACGAAAAAAGGCCGTCCCTTCGATTACTTCGCACAACTCAGGTGGAAGCAATCTGCCAGTATTATCGTAGCTTAAGATTGCAAATCCACTACACCAAGGCAGGGGGTTGTCTTCCGTGTAATCAAATGCCTGACTCTTTGGATCAGCAAGCATCCCTGTAGATACACCGTATCTACGTCCCCGATAATCACCCCACGGTCTGACTTCTAATAAATGCGTATGACCCGTTACAGAACTTATACCGGATTTAAGAACGTTGTTATAACCGCTATGAATGCCAGAATGCTGCATCCGGTGTTTTATCATCGTATTGTTATTAACCATGACCGACCAACTAACCGTCCATTCCGGAATGTGGTCTGATAGTTTAGTGCCGCTGATGTCGCGGTATTCAGGAACAACACCCGCCAACCTTTTATCAAATCTTATATCATGGTTACCAATTGTTCTATGAAGTATTGTTCCAAGCCCCTTGCAAGCTTTATGGATTTGATCCATGTGCCATTGGACACTTTCCAACTCTTGTTTCAAGGTGGGCTTAGCTTGCCAGCCTTCCGGCCCGTATTTACTTATCTGACCGCCATCTAAAATGTCACCATTCGCAATCACGATCTGTGGTCTTACCTTTTTTATAACTTTAATCAGAGCATTGAAAGCAGTGGAGGTTTCGTTGGGCATGAAGTGTGCATCAGAAAACACAACAACGGCCCCTTTAACATCTGCAATAGAACGGATCTTGTTCTCTGAATGCATAATGTGTCGGTTGAACCGCTGGTCATTATGAGCGTGCAAGCTTATGTTTAGTTTTGATTCAATTAAGCTGCGCCGGTGCATGACAGTGCGTTCGGTCAGGCCGAGTTTCCGAGATACAAGAGTCGCAGAACCTAGCTCATTCCAAGCTGCAATAAAGTCTTCATCAGTGACTATTTGCTTAGGCATGATCGCTCCAACATGTAGATACTAGCGGTTTATACCATAACTATTTAACAAATCAAGGACATATAGTGAGTATGAGTATCCATAAGTTAAGAATTAAAACCAAAGCAGACCGAGGGGATATATGTCTCAAGTATATGCAAACTAGAACATCCCCCGTAACGCTAAAAGAACTAGCTAATAAACTGGGTGTGACCACTAAATCCGTATCAAACTCACTCATGCCGTTACTTGAGCAGGGCAAGGTGCAGCGTGAACTTATGCTGCGCCAGTCTGTTATCTGTAACAAGTTAGGGTGGGCTTACGGTTACTACGCTACAGAAAGGAAAGACAAGGTAAAGAAAACCAGAGTACCTAAGTTTCAATTCCATAATCCGTTCAATATAGGTGTAGGCCAATGACCGAAAAAAGAAAACGAGGGCCAAATAAAAACCCAACCTTAATCCATACCAACATACGATACCCAAGAGAAGTTATTGAATACTTCACACACAACGGAGTTGGAGCTTCGTGCTACATACGTATGCGTAACGCATTGATTGAATATGTAAAGGAGAAGACTTATGACACCCGAATCGAAAGTAAAGAAGAAAGTAGTGGACCTACTGAAACAGCATGAGGTTTATTATTTTTTTCCTGCTACTCATGGTTATGGTCGTTCAGGTATACCTGACATTGTTTGTTGCGCTAGAGGTAAATTCCTTGCTATCGAATGTAAAGCAGGAACGAACAAGCCCACCGCCCTACAGCTACGAGAAATAGCCCTGATACAAAAGGCTAAAGGTTATGCTTTTGTTGTTAACGAAGACAACATCGAAGAACTACACACCACCATCAAAGAGATACTGCGTACATGAGCATATTAACTATAGATTTTGAAACGTACTATGACCGTGAGTTTTCTTTATCTAAGATGACAACGGAAGAGTACATACGCAGCCCCAACTTTGAGGTGATTGGTGTAGCAGTTAAAGTTGGGGGGGAGGATACTGAATGGTTTACTGGTACGCATGAACAAACAAAGAAATTTCTACAGAAATTTGAATGGCGAGAGTCTCTTGCAATTGCTCATAACGCTATGTTTGATGCCGCTATTCTTACTTGGCATTTTGGTATTAAGCCTCGTGGATGGATTGATACACTTAGCATGGCACGGGCAATACATGGCACAGAAGTGGGGGGTAGCTTGGCGACGTTGGCGAAGTACTACCACCTCGGAAATAAAGGGACAGAAGTCCTCGATGCGCTAGGCAAGCGCAGACTAGATTTCTCTCAAGAGGAGATTGACAGATACGGAGATTACTGCATCAACGACGTTGACCTGACGTATAACTTATCGAAGTGCTTGACCGAAGGGTTCCCGCACATGGAGATGCGGCTAATCGACCTGACTATTAAGATGTACTCAGAGCCTGTGCTCGTGCTAGACAAGCCTGTACTAGAAGAACATCTAACAAATGTTAGGAAGAAAAAAGAAGAGCTGATGTCTAAGGTCACCGTAGATAAGGCTACGCTGATGAGCAACCCCCAGTTCGCAGATACGCTAACAAGCCTTGGTGTTACGCCACCTACAAAAATCAGCCCGACGACCGGTAAAGAAACACTAGCCTTAGCTAAGAATGATGAAGAATTTAAGGCGCTGGCAGAACATGAGAACCCCGAAGTGCAAGCTCTAGTCGCTGCAAGGCTTGGCACTAAGTCAACCTTAGAAGAGACTAGGACAGAACGTTTTATCGGGATCGCAAAGCGTGGGCGCATGCCCGTGCCACTCAAATATTACGCAGCACACACAGGCAGGTGGGGCGGTGCGGATAACCTTAACCTACAGAACCTACCAAGAAAGTCTTTGCTTAAGCATGCGATTCGCGCACCCCAAGGTTACGTGATGATCGACTCAGATTCATCGCAGATCGAAGCGCGAACGCTTGCGTGGTTAGCAGGGCAGTGGGACTTGGTCGATGCCTTCACCCGTGGGGAGGATGTGTATAGGATCATGGCATCTGCTATATACGGTAAGGCTGTGGATGAGATAACAGACTCTGAACGCTTTGTCGGTAAGACGACAATCTTAGGTGCAGGGTATGGCATGGGGGCTAAGAAGTTCCAAGCTCAGCTTAAGAACTTTGGTGTAACGCTGCCAGAGGCAGAAGCGCAGCGCATCATTACGGTATATAGGGAGACTTACCCTAAGATCCCCCTGCTGTGGAGAGAGTGCCAAAAAACACTTGTTGCTGTGATGCTAAATCAACTAACTATGTTAGGAATGTTAGCTGTAGAAGGGAGCAACGGTATCAAATTACCCAACGGGTTATATCTTAAATACCCTAACCTACGCCTACAGGTTACGCCTGAAGGTAAAGAAGAGTTCGTGTACGACACAAAGAAAGGCAAAGCAGTTATACCTAATCGTATATACGGCGGGAAAGTAACCGAGAATGTTTGCCAAGCTTTAGCTAGAATCATCATAGGCGAGCAGATGCTACTGATCGCTAGGCGGTATCGAGTGGTCATGACCGTACACGATGCTATTGCTTGTATTGCACCAAAACAAGAAGCCGAAATAGCTAAGAGATTTGTCGAACAGTGCATGAGAATGCGCCCTGATTGGTGTGAGAAGCTACCATTAAACTGTGAAGCAGGTTACGGAGAAACTTATGGAAGTTGTTGATTTTGTTGATTATTCTGAGAGTATGATTAGGGTTGAAAAAACACTTGCACAATTGCACAATCTGTTGCTTAATAGGAAGTTTCAGGAAGCCGCAGAGCTTTGTCCGGTTCTAACCACAGAAGCTAAGCTGCTTGTTAATAGCGTAAAAATTGCGAACCAAAACAATGAAGCCTATCAGTTGGTCTTACAGCAGCCTAAAAACATTCCAGCAATGCCCACGTAAGTACTACCATCTTAAGATCAAGAAGGATGTACAGGATAAGGGTAGTGAAGCGACGCTGTACGGCAAGGAAGTACATAAAGCAGCCGAGGACTACATCAGAGATGGTGTAGCACTACCCGAACAGTTTGCGTTTATCAAAGGCATGCTTGACTCGCTGAACCGGATCGAGGGTACGAAGCACTGCGAGTATGAGATGGGGTTGCGGTATAAGGAGGGAGAGATCACTCCTTGTGGGTTTAACGATAAAGGGTTTTGGTGGAGGGGTATTGCTGACTTACTGATCGTTAATGAGGAGAAAGGTGTGGCGCACCTCGTTGACTACAAGACAGGCAGGAACGCCAAGTACGCAGATACACAACAGCTAGACGTATTGGCAGCGGCAACCTTTATCCACTTTCCTAAGATACATACGATCAAGTCTGCGTTGTTATTCGTTGTTAGTAACGAGTTTATACAAAAGAAACACACCTCTGACATGATTGAAATTTATCTAGCACCACAACAACAGCAACTTGCGCGGCTGGTAGCAGCAATCGAAAACGATACGTGGAACCCAGTGGCTAGCGCCCTATGCCGATTCTGTCCGGTGACTAGCTGTGAGCACAATACTAAGGAGAACTAATAATGCCTTATGTTAACAAGCCCAGACCGTACAAAAAAGAATATCAGCAACAACTAGCAAGAGGAGAAAAGGACGAGCGCAGGGTGCGCGAAAGAGCAAGAGATCTTGTTGATCGAAATGGCAAAGATGCTAATGGTAACGGTAAGGCTGATGTACGCGAAGGCAAAGACATAGACCACAAACGACCGATTACCAAGGGTGGTGGCAACAGTAGAAAAAATCTTCGCATCACTACAGCAAGTGCTAATAGATCATTTAGCCGCAACAGCAATCATACTATAAAGAAGAACGACTAACATGGAAGTGATTGATAATAAAGCATTGTTGGTTAGGACTAAATATCCTGATCGCATAACAGCAGCTATAGAAAAGAGCAAGGTAGTAGGGCAAGAAAATGGTGTGTATGAAGTTGCAGTTAAGTGGGGGCTGAACGAAGCCCAATTACTTAACCAATTCATCAAGGGTGTCCCCTCTCCAATATCAAAGAAGTACGATTGGCCTGGACAATTCAAGCCGTTTGATCATCAAAAAACTACGGCAGAGTTCTTAACCCTAAACCGTAAAGCGTTCTGCTTCAACGAGCAAGGCACAGGCAAAACTGCATCCGTTATATGGGCTACAGACTACTTAATGAAACTAGGTCTTGTGCGTAGGGTGTTGGTTGTATGCCCATTGTCTATTATGAAGTCGGCATGGCAAGAAGATATGTTTAAGTTTGCAGTGCACCGCACATGCAACGTAGCCTACGGAACTCCCGCGCAAAGAATAAAGGTAGTGAACAGTTGCGCTGAGTTTGTTATTACAAACTTTGAAGGTGTAGAGATCATAGAAGACGCGCTGACTAACGACGGTAAGTTTGACTTGATCGTAGTTGACGAATGTTCTGCTTATAAAAATATCAGTACTAAAAGATGGAAAGTCATGAAGCGTGTGTCAGATCGTGCTAAATGGTTATGGATGTTGACAGGTACGCCCGCAGCACAATCGCCTGTTGATGCTTATGGTCTAGCGAAACTAGTCAATCCCGATAACACTCCAAAGTTTCTCGGTGCGTTCCGCGACAAAGTTATGCAAAAGATAACCCAGTTCAAGTGGACCCCAAGACCAAACGCAGAAGCTGTAGTGCATCAAGTACTTCAACCCGCGATTAGATTTGAAAAGAAAGATTGTTTAGATTTACCGGATGTTATGTACGTAGAGCGCGAGGCACCTCTAACAGCACAACAGCGCAAATACTATAAGATACTCAAAGATCAGATGATGATCTCGGCGGACGGGGAAGAGGTTACTTCTGTTAACGCAGCAACAAGCTTAAACAAACTGCTTCAGATCTCCGGTGGCGCGGTCTATACGGATACTAAAGAAGTTATAGAATTTGATGTATCCAATAGGCTAAAAGTGATTGAGGAAGTGATCGAAGAGGCAAGCCATAAGGTTCTAGTCTTTGTACCTTTTACGCATACTATTGAACTATTGCAAGCCCATTTAACTAAAGCAGGCATCACATCCGACATCATTAACGGTTCAGTGTCAGTTAACCGTCGGGCTGTGGTCATCAAAAACTTCCAAGAGCAATCCAACCCAAGAGTGCTTATCATTCAACCGCAAGCGGCATCACATGGGCTGACACTAACCGCTGCCAACGTGGTGGTTTGGTACGCCCCCATGACTTCTGTAGAAACTTACCTGCAAGCCAATGCGAGGATCAATAGACCAGGGCAAAAGAATACTATGACCATAGTACACATAGCGGGTAGCCCTGTAGAGCGCAAGCTTTATAGCATGCTCAGAAGTAACATAAACACTCACACCCGCATCGTTGATTTGTACGCTCAAGAACTAAAAGAAACTTGACAAAGTCAAATTAGTGTTTTATAGTTAGACCTCAAAACAACCAAAAGGAGCTAGTATGGATGATCTCATCCAAGACCTTGTGCCCCCTGAAGAAAGCCAAGCAATCCCTGTAGATAAGCTTGCGGGTATCTATATCAAGATTCGAGACGCTCGCGCAAAACTAAAGTCTGATTACGAAGCTCAGGATACTGAGTTAGAAGAACAGATGGCAGTCATTGAAGAGCAGCTTCTTGAAGCTTGCAAAGTAATAGGCGCTGATAGTATTCGCACCCCTGCGGGTACTGTGATTCGTAGTATCAAAAACCGCTACTGGACCAATGATTGGGACAGTATGTATAACTTTGTTCGCCAGTACGATGCGTTTGGATTATTAGAACGTCGTATACATCAAACCAATATGAAGCAATTCATAGATGAAAACCCCAATCTGTTGCCGATGGGTCTGAACACCGACAGTCGCTACAGTATCGTTGTCCGTCGTAGTAAGTAACCAAGAGGAACCTATGTCAAACGTAACAGTATTCCAACAAGATCTGCCTGACTTTCTCAAAAATACTGAGGTTGATGAGCTAACTAAAGCTCTTGCAGGCGGCACTCAAAACCGTCGTATCTCCATTCGTGGAGGTCGATTTCGTCTTGTCATTAACGGCGAGGAAGTGAGCAAAACTGACAAGCCTGAACTTGATGTGGTTGTAGCGGCAGGGCGTAAAGAGAACTCACGAATTTTCTACGCTAAAGCTTATAACCCAAAAGATATAACACCGCCTGATTGTTGGTCAGATGATGGTATTACTCCGCATTCTAAAGCCGAGAACCGTCAAGCAGATAGCTGTGCTAATTGTCCACAGAATATAGCAGGGTCAGGGTCTAATGGTACTCGTGCTTGTCGTTATCAGAAACGTCTGGCAGTGGTGCTTGCTAACGATCCGGCCAATGGTCTGTTCCAGTTAACACTACCTTCGCAGTCTATTTTCGCTAAGGGCGATATGGATTCGATGGGGTTTGATCAGTACGCTAAATACATAGCAGGTAACGGTAAAAACATTAATATGGTCGTGACCCGTATGTCCTTCGATGGCGATAGTGATGTGCCTGTTCTTAAGTTCCGTGCAGTAGGGTATGTGAACCGTGAGCAGTATGAATCAGCAGTGGAAGGTGGTAAGTCACCTGAAGCGCAACGCATGCTGTCATCTACCGTAGCACAGATAGACAACGTAAAAACTTTTCCTAAAGCGGCACCCGTACCTGCACCTGCGGCACAACCCGAAGAACCTGTAAAACGTCCAAGCAAGAAAACTGAACCTGTTGATATTGCTGAGAAAAAACGCGACCTTTCCGCAGTGTTAGATGCGTGGGGCGACGATAACTAAATGGCTATCGGATACAGTCAGCAACTTATCAATGACAATAAACTCGCAGACAAACGAAAGATTGGAGTTTTACTTGGTAGGGTGTGCATCAAGCACAACATTTCTGTAGCTGACGTATCAGCGTACTTCGGTGTCAGTAGGCAAACTGTCTACAACTGGTTTAGAGGCACTGAAGTACGCCCTTACTACAGAGAATTAATGACTCGACTCATTAATAGTTACCAATGATTGCCAGGAGATTCCTAGTATGTCGGCGCTTGAGTTGTTATCTGCGGTGCATGCACCGGACGGGTGGCGCTGTGTAGTAGGCATAAAAAATAAAAGAGTCATCAAGAAATTTGTTGAGTCTGCTGAAGAAGTTGTACAGGCGGCACAGCAGTTAGTTGACGATGGGTTTAATGCTTATTTTGCCTGCGCTACGTTTGAGCAACCAACAACAAGATCGGGAGATAACACAAAGGAGTTCCGCGCTTTATGGCTAGATATAGATTGTGGAGAAGACAAACCTTATACAGATCAACGGCAAGGTATAGCTGCTCTTAAGGAGTTTTGTAAATCAACTTCTTTACCTAGACCAACTCTTGTTAATAGTGGGCGGGGCATTCACGCATACTGGACATTTAAAACTCCAGTAACTCCTGCGTTGTGGCAACCTGCTGCTAACAGATTAAAAACTTTATGTGAAGAGGAGTTTCTTAGCGCAGACCATGCGTGTACAGCAGACAAAGCACGGATATTGCGTTTACCAGATACTAAGAATTTTAAAGACCCAAGTGATCCTCTTGACGTAGAACTTCTTTATACAGGAGAGCCTGTAGATTTTTTTGAATTGCGACAAGCACTTGGTGTTCTTGTTTTTAAGGAAGAAATACCAGACTTCATAACGCGCCAAGTAAATGAGCTAACTAAAGCACTTGCAAACAATCGCGAATATCATTTCAAGAACATTTTAGTTAAGACAGATATTGGTGTTGGTTGTAAGCAAATAAAGTTTTTATCAGAGAATCAAAAAGATGTAAGCGAAACTTTATGGAGGGCGGGTTTATCAATTGCTCAGTACTGTGTAGACAGAGATGTAGCGATACACGCCATATCAAAAGACCACGATGAATATGACTTTAGTTCGACAGAAAAGAAAGCTAATCGTATTAAGGGTCCGTATCAATGCGTGACGTTTGAGAAGTTTAATCCCGGCGGGTGTGATGAATGCCCCCATAAAGGCAAACTCAAGTCACCCATCTTGTTAGGTTTAGAGATTGCCGAGGCTATTAGCAATGAAATTGTAGAAGAGGCTGAAGAGGATGAGTATCCGGTTGTTTACTCCGTACCCGAATACCCATTCCCCTACTTTAGGGGGAAGCACGGGGGTGTTTATAAGCGTCCGGTCACGGAGGAGGAAGAGGCGCAGCTTGTATACGAACACGATCTTTATATCATCCGAAGGATGGTGCACCCAATTGAAGGGGAAATGGTCGTATTTAGGCTTCATCTACCCCAAGATGGGATGAAAGAGTTTTCAGTACCTCTTACTGCTGTAGTAGTTAAAGAAAAGTTGAGGGAAGCGTTAGCAGAAAAGGGTGTAGCAGCCACACCAAAACAACAAGATTCCCTTCTTAGTTACATAACCACTTTTGTTAAAGAACTTCAAGCAAGTAAAAAGGCAGATAAAATGAGAACACAATTCGGATGGTGCGACAGCGATAGTAAGTTTATCGTTGGGGATAGAGAAATATCAGCAGCGGGTATTCATTACAGCCCACCCTCAAGCGCAACTGATCATTTCGCCCCACACATGATTGCTATGGGGGACTTTGATAAGTGGAAGGAATGCTTCAATATTTACGCGAAGGAAGGTTTGGAACCCTATGCGTATGCTGCGCTAACAGGATTTGGTAGCCCCTTACTAAAGTTTACAGGGATTCGTGGTGCTGCTATTAATTTAATCAGTGGAGACTCTGGGCCTGGAAAGTCCACGATACTTCGTGTGATCAACAGTATTATCGGTAAACCTACAGAGCTTATGTCCATGTGGAAAGACACACAGAACTCAGTGTCTCGTAAGCTAGCAATCTTTAATAACTTATGCCATACCTACGATGAGATCACTAAAGTTCCTGCTGAAGACATGGGGTCGCACCTGTATCAAGTAACCCAAGGCCGTGATAAAGAAAGAGCGCAGGCTAGTGTTAATCAATTACGGTCAAATAACGATAGGTGGGAGCTTATTGAGATTATGACTTCTAATGCTAGTTTGTACGACAAGTTGCAAATTGCCCGTGATTCAGTAGATGGCGAGATGATGCGGGTCTTTGAATACGTTATCTACAGTAGCGGTATTGATGAGCAATATGCTAAAAAGATGTTTGATGTACAGTTAGAACAAAACTACGGACATGCAGCAGATATTTATTTTTCGTATTTAGTCAACAACCTTGACTATGCTGTGAACACTGTACGCACCGTCCAAGCCAAAATTGATAAAGAGCTTAAGCTAAGTTCTCGTGAGCGATTTTGGTCCGCACTTGTGGCTTGTAATCTTGCAGGTGGGATATTAGCAAAAGAGGTGGGGCTGCACGACTACAGCCTTAAGAACATATATAACTGGGTTACACAGCAGATACTACAGTTGCGAGAGCATGTGAGACCGCCTTTAGCTAATGCTGCCGGAGTGGTTGGCGACTACATCAATAGGCATATGCAAAATATTTTAGTTGTTAACGCTGAGATAGACGCACGGACTAATATGTCATCTGCCCCCATAATGGAACCCAAAGGCCCGCTGTATATACGCTATGAACCGGACACAAAAAAGATGTTTATTAACTCTAAACATTTTCGGTCAGATTGCGCTAAAGCCCAAATAACTTACAGGGAACTTTCACGTAAGCTAGAGACAGATAAAGTTTTGTTAGGTACTGAAGTAAAGCGTATTACAAAAGGTATGAAAGTCACAGCGCCACCTGTGTACTGCCTAGTGTTTGATTGCGCCAATAGCAACTTCTTCGACATAGAAGAACTAATGAATATACCCGACGATGCTAGTGCATCAAGTTAATTTCAATATTAACTGGCGCAAGTTTGTGAAAGGTAGTTCGTTTTTTATACCTTGCTTAGACTGCACAGCCGCTAAAGAAGTAGTCAGAAAAGAGACTAGACGGTTAAAGTTTAAAGTAGTTATTAAGACAGTTATAGAAGAAGGTATTCAGGGTATTCGCGTTTGGAGAGTTTAGCTGTATACTGCGAATTGCAGTGTCCATGCTGCCTCCTCGACTCACGACGAGTCCTTCATCCCCGCATCATGCGGGGATTTTTTTACTCTTTAGCTCTAAGTTCTAAGAGTTCGCGGCGGTTCATCGGGTTAGCAATATACAACCCTTGATCAACAACCCGCTCCTGCCTACGCCGTGCTTGGTCAGATTGGATGATGTTGTTAGGTAGGATGCGACGGTTGGGAAACTTCTTATTGTATTTCTGGATGTCTTCCATCACATCATCAAAGTCTTCATCGGATATACCGCGCCGTGCATAGACTGCACGTTTTAATAGATCAGTGCGCTCTTCTTCACGCTCCTGCTCAAGCTTCTTAAGTTTGTAGTTTTCAGTTTGTTTTGCGGATACTTTGATTGGTGCAAAGCCAATACTCTGCATCGCAATGTCCATCCAATCGAGGTCTTCCTTAGCGACAACCTCGTATCCTTTCGGAGTCTTTACTCCTTCTTCGCTAAAGCGATATGCCTTAACCGGTTGGCGTATGAATGAAGGTAGCATCGTCTCAATGGCACGTTCTGTCTGACCCTCTTTGAACCTATCGTACGCACGTTGGGCATTTTCATACATACCGAAGCTTGGACCAAGCAACCCCTTGAACTCCCAATCTGGGAAGAATAGATCGTTGAGTTTGACCCGTGCGTTGAAGTCTGCGCCTGTTAGTCCAGTGACCGGGCCTAATGCTACGTAGGTTGCTATATTGGCACCAAAGTTTTCAGACAGATATTTTTTAAACCAGAGATCAAATCCGTACTTACGGATCTGGAAGGCTGCACTATCTTCGTCATCGTCATCATCACCATAAGCAGAAAGAGCTTTCTCTAATACAGAAGTAATAACCGTATACAACGGGAAGCCTGTCACCCCTGCAAACATACCTGTCATACCCAAAGTGCCGAAGAGTTTAATAACAGCTTGGTTACGCAATGCAGGATCTTTCCAATGTTTTATGATGTTTATGCCGTTAGTCGCAAGATAAAACGCTGTGTTCTGGGCAAACTTCTTAAATTGAAAGAGCGTACGACCAACAGGCCCACGGAAATACCGTGGTGTATCAAAGAGCGAGTAGTCGTACATCGCATCGTGCGTTATATCCAAAGCTTTCTTAGTAGCATTTTGATGAGAAAGACCTTGCTGCCGTCCGATACGATACGCAGTCATTGCCATCATCTCTCGTGGGAGTTGTTCGGTAAAGCTAAACAACTTAGAGATAGCATCGGCTGGGACTTGCACTACACGTTTAACTATATTGGGGTTCGTAGCCTGTTCAGACGGAGATTGCACAACATTAAGAAGGTCCATCGAGCGGTTAAACGTGAATAAGTTGTCAGCTGCAAACTCATCGTAGGCTTTGATTTCATCTGCGTTAGTCAGAGCGTTACGTATAGAAGGCATAACGTATTCTGTTTTACCGTTGACTTTGCGACGGAACCCAACCTCTTTGTACACATTCATAAACCGCAATAGTTCTGTATGCACAGCCTTAGCACCACCAGGAGTTGTTCCGTATTCAGCAAGTAGTGTGGGGTAGCCAAACACAGGTAAAGAAGTCATGTTCGTCAGTGCTGACGAGATCGAACTCATGTAGTAGAAGAAGTTAAACGTCGAGAGTCCGTTGGCTGCAAAGTTTAGGATTGAGTTTTCGTTCTTAGGATTAACGACAGCGTCAAAGTCCTCTGCTACTTCTTCGATATAGGTTCTGTATTTGGCAGAGTCTGGATTGTCTTTAATTGAATCCCGCGCTTCGCTTAGTCCGTTAATGATCTGAGGCTGGAACTCCAACTTTGCTAGTTGGTTAGACATACGGAAGCCCGCAGTGCCAAAGTTACGCAACGCATCTGCACTAAAACCTGCTGTATTTTTACGATGGATAAACTGTTTGCGGAAACTCTTCTCTGGCAGTGTCAGTAAGTACATCTGATAGATCTCGTCTTTGACCGCAGTCTTATCAGTGTCGGTGCCCAACTTGTCTACTGCCTTGAGAACTTCTTTTAACTTTGTTGTATCAGCAAACCCTTCTTCCATCATGCCGCTTAACTGATCACCACGCTTAAAGGTCTGGTCATCATATAAATCTTTAGTAGACTTACCCATCTCCTTAGCCCTGCGGATGGCGAACCGATTGCGCTCCGAAGCAGACTCAAACATATAGAACTCCATGTCTTTGCCTTTGCCTACACGCAACCAGTTTTCTCCATATCTCATGAGAGGAAAATAAGGATAAGCAACCTTGTCTGTCTCAAATTCTTTTTTGAGCAGCTCCATAAATTTAGTTTTTTCTGCGTCTTCTATGCCCATTACTTCAATACGTTTCTTTAGCAGCTCTTTGTATTGCTCATATTGTTTGGCGTAATAGTCACGCACATCGACATAGATCTTGCGCCCAGGTTCGCCAAGCTTTTCCCACAGATCATCCAGAGTATCTGACTGAGGCGTAGACGCAAGACGATCTTTACCAGGAATGCTTGGGTCTATACCGTTAACCGTAGCCAAGTGCATGATCGTGGCAAGCAACTGACTTTGTTCTCTGTCGTTGCGCTGAAGCTTTAGCCAAGGCTTCATGATGCCTTTCATCTCATCAAGGTACTGCTGACGCTTAGCGTTGAACTTCCTACCAAGATCCACGACACGGGTAAGCGCAGGGACTTTATCTTTAACAAGTTTGGCAATCTGGCTTGGGGTAAGTGCACCGATAAGATGTTTACGCGAGGCAGACATACCACCTTCGATAACAGCACCAGCAAGTTCAGCCTGACTAGATACATCCATGCCGTTAGCAATAGCTTGATCGAGGAGCGATACGTTCGGGCCTTGGTTGCGTGGGGTGCGGATTACATCGTTGGCGTATTTAACTTGTACTTGTGCAGCATCTTTTACGTCTTGCTTTTGGCTAAGAGCTTCTACCGTCTGAACAGCAGCGGCTGTATCAGGCTTAAAGTCTAAGAGCGTATTTGTAACATCAATTAAACCAGCAAGAGTAGATTCATCATTTTTGTTTAATCCAAACAACTGGCGAATAGTAGCTACAAAACCTTTGGATACAGTTGTCTTTTCAAACGGTATAGTTCTTAGGAATGCTTGAAAATCTGGATCTGTCATGCCATAGGCAAGAAACTCGTTTACATCTAATAACGCTTTGCCTTTAGTAAAAACTCTTTCTAAAGATTTTGCAAGGTATGCTTCAACAGAATCAGGTGCGCCTTTTTCTAGTTTATCTACAGCTTTTCTAGTGGCATCCATTAACCGTATCAGTTTGCGATACGCAAGCACTCTGGGGTCTGTAGATTTAGGATCATTTGCTAGAATTTCTTTGCCCTGCGCTATCTTCATAGCAGTAGCCGCATGCAACAACTCATGCAAAACAGTCTGATTATTTACTCCTTGTTCACTACCTATGTCGCTACCCGCTACATAAACATGAGGAACTCTAAGCAAGTTTTTGGGTAATTCCCCACGTTCCAAAGCTGCCATATCTGCCTGATTTAAAGGCATACTTGTTTGGGGGAAGAACAGCCCCTTACTCTTGCGACTCTTAAACGCGTTTAAAAGAGCAGAATTAGATGCAGCATCTACAATCACAAAACGAACTGCGCCTAATACAGATGCTAGTTTCTGCGCTAATGTCTTTTCAAATGGGGTGCTGTTACGGTCATTAGCAATAAGTTGGGCGGCTTCTCTTCCATTCTTTGGCTTACGCTTTTCAAAGTTCGTATTGACTTCGACACTTGTAGAATCTTCCCCTATCTCTACTTGGCTTAGCGGTGCAGTCGGGCCTTCTGGCTTCTCAAGCACACGCTTTTTCTTTTTAACAGTAACAACGGGCGCAGGGCCAGTAGGCTGTTCTGTTTGCACAGGTGGCGCTTCTTCTGCTAACTCAGTAATCTTTTGCTCAATGTCAGGAGCAGGTGCAGCCCTAGCACCTTCAACTCTAGTCTTTATGAGGTTTCTTATATCTACAGGCGCACGGTTGAATTGCGCTTCAGCCATCCCTTTAATGCGAGTAGTTGCAAGCTGAGGTCTCGTACTGAGGTCATATAGAACTTCCAGCGCAGGGTAAATGCTCTCATAAAAGTTTTTACGCAAAACAGCCAACGCTTCGGGGTTAGATGTTTTTGACTTAAGAATATTGTCGAGCGTCCGCTCTTCAAACAGAGTCTGGTAGGTTTTTCTTGGACCTTCGGGCGTTTCAGGTCTTGGACCAAAGAACCTATCAAGTTGAACAGCAAGACCTTCCTCACCAGTATCAACGCGCTTCTTAGTAGAGGTAATCATACGCTCTAAGAAATTAAGAACGCTAGTCCAATCTTTTTTCTCTGCGGCTTTAGTAGCTCTTTCTTCTTCAGTCAGCTTAGGCTTAGGACCACGTTTAGCAAGAGGCTCGGCTGCAACTCCAGTGACGCTAGCAATAGCATCTCGTAGCGTCTTACCTACAGGCGTTACTACACCGTCATCTTCCCGCACCCACATATTGTCTCTGCGGATGATTTGAACCTTATCACCGTTAGAGAGTTCTAAAGTCTTTACGCTTTCTCCGGCTGCATTCTTACCACTAGGCTGCTTGACAACTTTAGGGGGTTCGGTTGTTGTGGCAAATTCTGCCACTTCTGTTCCTTCAACAGGCGCTGCTGCTCCCTCTTCTTTTGCTTGGACGGTTTCGGTGGGCGTAGTGACACTGGGGGTTTCCTTTTGAGGTACGACTATATATTCACGACCATTAGTAGTTGTAAAAGTTACACCATCGTATCCTTGGTCTCTAGCAGCATTAACAACATCTGCCATAGTTTTGTCTTTGCTAAGACCTAATGATGTTTTAGCGTCAGCCCATGTAGGTGTATCTAATAAGTTATTAAAAGTAACTTTTTCTTCTTTTACATTACCGTCTTTACCAGCATATGTTTCCGCAACTTTTCGGTCAGGAGACATAAACAACCCACCACCAACAGTAGGTTCAGCTTCTTTACCTGCTTGTATACCCCTGTATAGCGTTACGGTTGTTGGTTCTACTGTACCGGATGGTACTTCCTCTCCTCGTACAGGTTCTTCAGCAGCAGGTGCAGGGCGTTCCACTCGCTTGGTGACAGGTGGCTCAACTCCTCCGGTGGGTACTGCTCCAGCGGGTTCGCTAGGAATTGGAACGCTTTCTCCACCTGACTGTTCGATAGTTTTAGCAACATCCCCGGCCTCCTTCGCGGCTTCGGCTTGAACTTTAGCAATCTCGGCTTGTGCTTGTTCGACTTCTCGGTCATTTTTTTCCTCTTCCGCTACTTGTGCAGCAGCTTGAATTTTGGCTTTATCAGGTTCTACACCTGCGGCTATATATTCATTAGTAAGCTCATCAACCCGTGATGTCATAGCATCAACTTCAGCAGAAGCTTCAGCGACTTTTTGTGCAGGGGTTTCAGGAGCAGGAGGTGGCGCAGCGGGGGTTTCAGGAGCAGGAGGTGGTTGTTTTGCTAGTTGCTCTGCGTCAATCCTATCTTGGAGTTGTCTAATTTGTTCATCGCTAGCACCAGAGTCACGGGCTATGCGAACGGCTTGACGTAAAGATAACCCGCCACCCACTACAGAACCAGCAATACCTTCCATCGTACCCGCAGAAATCACACCGCGCATTGTTGGCGTTTCAGCCATTGCCTTTATATTTTGTTCTTCTCCTGCGCGTTGTAACGCAATATTTTCTGCGGCTTTTGCTTGCGCGGCTTGCAGTACTTCAGGTATGCCTTCAGCTCCTGCACTTTTAATTACAGTTTTTGCAGCGGCTTTAGCTCCAGTTTTAGGGGCTTCTGCTACTGTTTGTTTAGCAGCAGATTCAGCAGCTTCTTTTGCAACGGTTCGACTTACAATTTTTTTAATAAAATCTTTTTCAGCCCCTGTACCCCCTGCAAATACCCCTAACCCCCCACCAAGAGCAATCATGTCAAGGTTTTTGCCGCCATATTCTTGCGCTTCAATAGCAAGTTTTTCTGCTCTATCTTCTGATACACCATTTTCTTTAAGGGCTTTTTTTACTTCGCTATATATGGCACCTTTAATCTCACCAGCACCCATAGCGCCGCCAACTACTCTAGATCCTATAAGCGCACCAGGAGGACCGCCAAGCAAAAATCCAGTTAGTGCGCCTATTGCTTGTACCCCTAGTGATCCAACAGCAGAAGAAATTGTATCAACTGGAGCAACCGCTAAAGCTTTAAGCGCCCCTTGTACTTGATCCATTGCCCCTTTATCTTCAACTTCTTTTAAGATTCTTGCCTGTTCTTTTTCATCTTTTTTAGCAGTAGCAGACATAAGAGCACCAAGATATTCCTTAGCGCCCCGTAGAGATTTAGCAGCGTCACTGTCTGGTCTATAGGTATTAGCAACATTTTCTAACCCACCAACAAAAGACCGCGCCATTCCTACCGGAACATCAGCAACTTGACGAAAGATTGACTCTTCTTCTACTACGGGAGGACGACCATCCTTAGAAGGGGATGGAGCTTTAAATTGATTCCACGGCCCACTAACTTCGGGTTGCTTGGCAAATTGTTCCCAAGGTCCAGACATTATGCGCCCTTAAACTTTTTCCCAACTATTTTTATTGGATGGATCGCCACCTTTGAATTTATACCCATCTATAACTGTGCCTACGGCGGGAGGGGGTTTGACACTTGGGGTGGCGGCACCAGGGGCTGCACCTGACCTTGGACTCAGTCCATACTCAACCATGAGGTCTTTTTTGATTGTCTCTTGTTGAGTTTGTAGCTTAGTTAATTCTTCATTTTCTTTGGGTGTCAAAGAAGGTTTCTTCATTAACTGAGAAATTCTAAAGGCGTTATTTTGGAACGTAGGATCATTCTGCAAATCTTCTCTCATCCTTCCTCTTGCAGAAGACTGCGCTTGTAACGCGCTTGACTGCGCTGCTAATGCTGCATTTTGAGCAGATAAAGCTCTAAGTTCTGCGGTAACTCCAGCCATCTGTGCCTGAGCTTGCATCTGGTTGATACGTCCTTGAGCTAAAGCTTCATTGATAGAGAGTTGTTGTTGCTTTAACTCTAGTGCACGTTCTCTTAGCGCGGCTTGAGATGCGGCTTTATCCCTACCAGACAAATAAGTAGCGCCAGCTTTAGCAGCTTCGGTAGACAGGGCTGCAACATCTTTTTCCCTGCTGTACGCTTTATCAAGCAACGCTTGCGCTTCATCTACTGCTTTCTTAGCAAGATCATCTCTGCCGCGCATCTCAGCAAAATCTGCTTCAGCTTGTTTACGTTTAGCCGCTGCAAGATACTTAGCAGCTTCTTGTTCACGCGATTCTTCTTTAGCAACCTCACCCATGTATCCTTTTGCAATACTTGCAATCCCTGTGCCTAAGCGCATACCTCTTGTATCTGTGGGTAGCCCCGCAGCAAGTTTTTGTAGCATACTAGTGGGCTTCCCACGAATAGCAGCGGCGGTTTCTTCATCTAAACCGCCAATACCTTCTTTATATCTTTTATATTGTTCTTCCAATTCTTTTATCCGTTCTTCTTTTTTTCTATCTCTTTCCTCTTTAGTAAGCGTGGATATTTTAGAGAAATCAGCTAGTTGTTCAGCAGGACTTAGCAGCCTAGCAAGCATATCCTCTTCTTCTAAATCATCTTTTGACTTTTTAGGGGCGCTAGCAGGTACTGAAAAAGAAGGGCGGTCTTCATTAAATACACCCAAATCAGGCGTCACTAACCCACGACTAGCATAGCCTTGTACTCCTCCACCCCTATTAAACACAACCCCGCCGTTCATGGCGGTAAATATATTCTGAGGTAGGGATAGTGCTGCGATACCTTGTTCACGAGCTTGGAGATCTTGGGCTTTTTTTGCCATTAGTGCGCCAACAACACCAAGCTGTTGCTCTTTCTGCTGCATTTGTTGCTGCATTGCAGCAAGTTGCTGAGCTTTTTGTTGTAGCTCCATGTCCTTCTGTTGAAAAACTGTAGGGCTATTTTGCGGGTTATTTTGCATCGCCGACTGTCGAGAGGCAGCTTGTCGCTGTGCGTTACGAATAGTTAATTCGTTTGCAGCCATTGGTGGCGGCACTTGTCCCGTAGGTTGTTGCCCTTGCGCGTACTGTTGCAACCGCTGATCAGGAAACCGAGCGGGATTTTGTAATGCCGCTTGAACCTGCGGACCACCTGGAGGAAAAGGAATTGCCATAATTTATGTCCCCGGTTTTACTATACCGCTAAGCCCAAGCCCTGCTAATAAAGCTTGTAAAGAAGCACTATCCCCCGCAGCCCCCGCAGCAATTGGAAGCCCACTAAGGGCTTGGCTTGCGTACATAAGTTCACGGAACGGATCTAAGTAAGTGTCTCTAGCCTGTTGATACTCAAACCCACGAGTAGCCTCTGCCGCACGTTGTGCTTCTTGGAGTTGTTGTAATGCTAATGTAGCACCAAACTGATCGCCTCTAGCTTGAGCTTCTTCGGCCTGTTGTTGTAACTGCCGCGCTGCTTGTTCGTATTGTGCAGCAGTTTGTGCCGATTGTAATCCATAATTAGCAGCAAACTGCCTAGATTGTTCGCTTAACTGTGACCCTTGTAACCCTAATTGAGCAGCAATTTGTGCAGCATTAATAGCTTGTTGACCCGCAGCTTGTCTAGCTGCTTCTTGAGCTATTTGCCCTCTTTGAGATAATTCCGCTCCGGTAGTTGCAGCAGTTAGTGCTTGTTGACCAGCAGCTTGTCTAGCTGCTTCTTGGGCAGTCTGCCCCCTTAACCCTAACTCAGCCGCAGTTTGAGCCGCTGAAAGTGCCTGTTGACCAGCAGCTTGTCTAGCAGCTTCTTGTGCTGTTTGTGCTTGTAATCCTAACTGACCTGCTGTTTGAGCTGCGCTTAGAGCCTGTGCACCTGCTGCTTGCCTAGCTGCTTCTTGGGCAGTCTGCCCTTGTAGGGCTAATTGCGCTCTTGTTTGTGCTTCACTTAAACCTTGCCGACCTGCTTCTTGTCTTGCGGCTTCAGTAGCAGTAGAGGCTTGTAATTTGCGCCCTTGTTCGGCTTCAAATGCACGAAGTGCAGCATCGTAAGCTTCTTTTTGCCCAGTACCATAAATTGTGCCAAGTTGGGTACCTAAGTTACGTGCAAGTTCTGACTCCATAATGGCTTGGCGTGAACCGCCAAATGCACCAGCTTTTGCCATACGAGCAGCTTGAGCTTGTCTTGTAATTTCAGCTTGTCTACGAGCCTCTTCAAGTTGAGGGTTAACAACTCCTGATGTGTAGGGGTTCATTAAACGCTGCATCGCAGCGGCATCAAAAGTGTCTGTAGATATGCCTGTACCCGGACCCGTATACGATTTTGTAACCGGATCGTAGGTAGAACCTATATTCCCAGCAGAATATAAGTTTGTTGGAGTTGTAAATGTAGACTTTATTTCATCCGTTCCAGTAGGGGTCTTGTATATGCCTGCTTTAGTTTGATCAAATGTAGACCCAATAGTTCCCGGAGAATATAAATTCGGAGTTGTAAATGTAGAAGCTATTTCTTTACCTGCGGCTGGAGCGGTATATGCACCTGCTTTATTTTGGTCAAATGTAGACCCAATAGTCCCTGCTTGGTAAGTTCCTGGTGCGACAGACCCCATTGTTGCTGAGTTATAAGTAGCTTGCTGGTATCCGCCTGTTGGTGGAGTAAATGTTGAAGGTACGGTTTGACCCCCAACTAAATCTCCTTCAGCAAATTTTTCAACCCCCAACGACATAAGCCCACCTTGCGCTGCTGTTTTCTTTTTTGCAAACGAATATTGATAGGGTTGATATGCTCCTGTTCCCATCGCTTTTTCGCGTTGGGTTTGAAGATCTTTTAAAGCTTTTAATGTATCAGTACCGTAACCGCCTACACCTGTATCACCAAATTGTAAACCCGCATACATGGGTTTATTTGTTTTAGGGTCTATATCCCGCCTTGCAAGAAGTCCAGCCATACGTTCCAAATAATCTTGGACATAATCGGCATACCCTTCACGAAGTCCAGATTCGCCTTGGATTTTAACGCCCGTTTTACCCACACCAAAAGAAGATCCAGCAGGATTAAGAGCATTTAATAAATCGACAAAGTTAGTAGAACTAATGCTAGAAGAAGGAGTTCCTAAATCTAAAAAATCTGAGATTTGTTTTTCTGTTCTTTGATTATTTGGATTTTGGGCGTTCCACTGTGAGGTAATAATTGGAACAAGTTGCGCTTTAGAAAGCCCAAATATACCTGCGGTTCTAAGTAAATTAGTTGCTATAGTGGCGTCAGATTGTTTACTGTCAACCCCAAATGTAAATATATCGTATAAAGTACTATACAAAAGATTTGTACCTTGGGCAGTGGGTCTAGGTGTAGGTGTAGGTGTAGGTGTAGGTGTAGGTGTAGGTGTAGGTGTAGGTGTAGGTGTAGGTGTAGGTGTAGGTGTAGGTGTAGGTGTAGGTGTAGGTGTAGGTGTAGGTGTAGGTGTAGGTCTAGTTGTAGGTGCAGTTGTAGGTGTAGGCGAAAGACCTAAAAACTCTAGTACTGTTTTTAAGTCATATCCTGTAGCTGATGAAATTCTGGATGGATCTACACTATATTCAAAAGCAGTATTGTTAATTTTTGCTACTTTATCTGCAACCGAAATAGTTGGGTCTGCTAAAACCGCATTAATAAAATCTCTAATTTCAGTGTCTGTTACTTGTGGCGGCGCTGTATTTGCTAATGGTGTACTATAATAATCATTAAAATTGTAGGAAGTTGCAGGGGTTGTATCTACAAATGTTGACCCTCCACCTGTGTTTACTGGCGCAGAATAAGGAGTTGCAAGAGTTGTATCTACAAATGTTGACCCTCCACCTGTGTTTACTGGCGCAATATAAGAATTTACTGGGGTTGTATTTATAAGTGTTGATACCCCTCCCGTATTCACGGGGGCGGCAGAAACCGGCCCAAGATAAGAATTTACTAAATCTAAACCATACCCTGTAGCATTAGAGATTTGATCTCTACTAACCCCATACTGTTCGGCAGCGGCGTTGATAGTGCTAGCTCTTTGTGCATCTGTAAGGCTAGGATTTTGTAGTATTGAGTTTATATAGTCATTAATTTGTTGGTTTGAAACAGACGTAGCCATAATTACCTCGGCATAAATTTGTTGGGGTTAATTTGAATACCCTGCTCACGGTTTCCTGTTCGGGCTTCGCGAATATCATCCATCATTTTATAAAGGCGCCGCGCTCCAGCGTTTGAATTGCCGTTACCCAAGTGGCTAACAACGTCGGCGGGGATTACAAATTCACCATCACTTAACGCAGCGGGGCGTTTGTTGTCTATATGTGCGGGTACTTGATCTGCCATACCGTCAGTAGGCCCACCAAGATAGAAAGGCTGTCTTTGGTTTAAACCTGCCACACCACCTGTAGCATAAGCTGACATTTCGTAATTAAGGTCTCTATTTAAACCGCCCCCAGCACCCCCACCACCACGTATAAAACCTTCATTGTAATTAGAAGGGTTATACCCTTCAAAAAAAGTACGAGAAGTATTTGGGTCAGATAAGTTTAAGAGATCCCCAACTAGGCGATTAATATTAGGTGAGTTTGCAACATCAGCCAAAGGGAACACAATGTCAGGATTATATGGAATGTTGTCATTCCCAAACCCTTCTGCTGTTCTTAATGGAGCTTCGTTTAATCTATAATCAACAAATTCTTTAGCTTCCGAGGGTGCAACCCGAAGTTGATTTATAAACTCTGCAAATTCTTCCGGCGCGTTTTGGCGTATGTTACGTAAAGTTTCTTGTGCATCTATAGTACCTGCCTGCCCACCAGGAACAAAAACCGCATCACGTAATTGCTGGTATATTTGATTTTCTGCCGCTATATTTTCAGGATTATTATAATACTCCCTCATTGCGTTACGTTCACTTTGATTTGTTTCCTCCTCAGTCATAGAACGCAAATAAGGGTCCGGCATAATCATGTTACCGTATATATCGTATTGAGTGGCTTCACCCGCAGGTGTATTAATATCTAAAAAATTGTCATCAACTTCTCCACCCCCAGCAAGGCTCATCACTCCACCTTGGGCTGCTCTTCTAAATCCCGTTACCCCGCCCGGACCTGTTACGGCACTAATTCCAGAACTTGATTTAAAAGGTGTGCCTTTAGCTTCTTTTCTTGCTCGTTCGGCGTCATCATAAGCCATTTTCATAGCTGCAATAATGGCAGCGTATTTGGCTGCATCAAGACCTTTAATACCTGTCAAATCCTCTATAACCTTGCCAAACTGCTGTAATACTCCTTTAACGCCGGTTGCAGGCACACTACCAAAAGGAGTTGTAAGTATTTTATTTTTTTCTGCGTCAGTTAATTTTGATATATCCGACCCAGTTGTATTTGTGCCTCTAGTTTCTGATTCTGCGGATTCACCAGAATCAGAAGGAGTATATAAAGGATCTACTAAACCTTTTAATAACGCAGCGTCTTCTGGATAAAGAGTAGCAAAAGCTGTTAAAAGTTCTGGGTCGTTAATTAAATCAACTGTACTAAGCATGTTACCTTGATTTAATTGCGATAAATCAAGATTAGATAAATCAACGCTTCCCGAATTAAATATAGTATTGCCTGAATCTCCGCCACCATCAGATCCATCGTCGTCGTCATCAAACGGAAATCCCATTTCAACCCCCTACGGCTTGCGTTTTTGCGCTGCAATCATTGGCGCAGCAAATTTGTAAAATTTCATTAATGCAGCTTGTTGTTTAGGATCAATTCCTAAAGCTGCGCCGCCTTCCCCAATTGCTTGATTTAATCCGTAATTAATAGCAGCACCTTTAACGGCTTGCCCTACGTCAAATGGACGACCTGATAGCAAAGACGTAACACCAGAAGTAGCTAAAGATTTAGCAGGAGCATACATCGACCCGAGGCTTTTATCCAGCCCATAGGCTGCGCCTAGTTGATTAACTCCCGCACCCACCCCACCAGAAAGCGCACCAGATCTAAAGCCTTTGCCAAATCCTTGTCCTGTTAATGAACCTATCCCACCTTGAACTGCACCGGATACAAGCGCGTTAGCACCAATGTTAGCCAAAGCAGGGGAAAGCCCCATACTAGCTAGCCCCCCCGCTAAACCTGAACCCCCTGTTAAAGCCGCTTGAGAAAGCGCACCTTCCACTCCCGCAGTAGCAAGCCCCGACCCAATCGCTCCAGCAGTTCCAGTTATATTACCCAGCAACCCACCGACCCCACCAAATGGCAAAGTTGCCATCATCAAAAGAGGCATTATTTTACCGGCATCGCTGGTGTCTTTCCCAACTGTGTAGAACTTACCGGTTTTTTCATCGTAACCGTAATGCGTTCCACCTTTACCTGCATAAGTACTACCAAACCCAGGACTAAATTCTTTTTTTGTTTCTGGATCTATGTATTTTGTCATCCTAGTTTCTACTGGGGAACCCTCCCCTTCAGATACTTCAGTGACTTTCGTGGGCTTAAACTTTTTAATATCCGAAATATCCGAAATGCCTTGGGAAGCAAGCCCTCTTGCCATATCCAGAATGACCATTTCTGATGCTGTGGGTAGCCGACCTAAAAGCTTTTTTGCTTCAGCGGCACTAAACCCCATTTGTGTGCCTTCGTCTACCCCCACACCAAAAGCCCCGCCACTAAGCTTAGACGTATCAAGGTTTTGGCTAATTTGCCCAGCCAATCTGGCAATTACATCCCCACCATAAGTCTTACCCGCATCATCAGTAAGTGTGGGTATTTCTTTTTGTTGTTGCTGTGCAAAAGCCTGAAACTTTTGCAAGGCTGCGGTTTGTTGGGGAGTTAAAGAAGTACTCACCGCTTACTCCGGAATAGAAGACACAAAAGACATGGTCGCTATGACTGATGGTGTTGCGGGTCTGGTTGGTGATGAGCCTGCTGAGAGATACTCGACACTAACTGCGGTGTTTGTAGTATGCCAATACAGTTCCACATAATCACCTGCTTGCATGGTTAAAAACAAATTAAGCGCAGCAATCAAATGCCCATCAACACCACCATGTCTATTGGGAACAGAAAACCTTGAGTTGCTATTTGCTATATTCGTGCCATTAATTGCAGCCCATACATCTACGTCGTGAATCTGTGTATCCGTATTTACAAACTGAATACTAAATTGTAAGTTGTAAATGCCGGGATAGGTTGTGTTTAAACGCGAACTATTGCTAAGAAAAACACTATCACTTATATCTGTATTGCTATAGGTCACCGCATAAGCCACTGTCGTACTTGCTGCGGTTTGATCCACTTCACTAGAAAAAGCCCCAAAGGGGTTACTAAGAAACCTACCCCCATCAGGACCAAATAAACTTTGTAAATTAGTGCTTAGTTGATTAAAATATAGGCGCAATACGTTAGTGAGTGCTTCGTTGTAAAAACGTTGGTATTGATCTGGCGCAATTGGCAGATTAGGTGGAGGGGGTTGCCGGAGAAACATTTATCTTTCTCCATCAGGTCGAATATCAATTCGCGGTGCACCAAGCTGCCACGTTACCCCAAGCTGGTCGGACTGCACTTTCATAATCATCTGCCGCCCGCGTATACGAGTATAAATAATATTGGTAAATTGTTCAATCGTTACTGTAGATGTGCGTGTGACGTTTTTAGAAGTTTCCATTTGAAACCCAGAGCCAGATCCGTTCATGCCATATAACGTCATTGTTAGCTGTGGGGAAGCAGCCGTAGACCCTTGAAATGTTAGATCCGGCACCATGCGCCATACAAACCCAAAGTTCTGACCATCCTCAATATCAAACTCGGCGGACTCAATATAAGCGGTAATTGGTGTTGGTGTATCCGTTTCGTTATCGTCAACCCCAAATTCTTGATTAACTATGTTGTAACTATATGTAGCTGCCTGTGGATAATCACGTAACCCCGAGTCACTCCAAGCTGTACGTCCAAGGGTGCCATAGTGCCAGATGTCTTCAACGTAGTTGTACACCACATACTGATCAATAACCGTAGAATCTGCCGAACAGTAAAACCACCAAATTTCATTGAACCCTTCATTAGTCCCCGCAAAAATTTGCTGGTTTTGAGCAATATTAATATTACTAAATACATGCCGCCGCAAATCGCAACGTAATGTTTCCACTCGCCCACTGTAACGGTAAAACTTATCTACGCCCATCCAGTAAGTAATACCTGAAGCAACTGCGGTAGCGTTTGTCCCTGCAATTGAAATGTTATCACCTAAAAGTTGAGCGCTCCATACGTCGGGCGGTCCAAGATATTGAATAGAATAAAGCGAAGTATCTGTCCATACTAAAATTTCTTGGCGAGTTTGTTGCGCTGCAATAATTTCAGAGCCGTGGGATAGGGGTAAAGAACCTGCTTGGTTTGTTGCAGAAGGCGTCCAATCAACCACCGACTCCTGATCTGACCAACGAATGAGCAATGGATTTAGTACGTTAGAACCTATATCGTTTACCCCCATGCAAAAGACAAAACGATAAATATCAGAAACAAAAATTAAATTTTGTTTAGTCGGTACTCCTGATGCACCAGCTAATGTCACAACATTAACGCCACGGGTAGTGAAGCCACTAGTAACGTCCCAGTAGTATAAGCCCCCACCACGAGGGCCAAAGACAAGATCTTCACCAAAGTTCTGGAGTGACCACAAGCGCAGCGCATCATCTGAAGTACCCCCAACCCCCCAGACACCGCTACCCCATGTACCACCACCCCAGCCAGTAAGCGGGCCTTGGATAGCAGGGCCGATGTTAATTTGATAGGAAGCCAAGACTGCCGAACCGCCACCCGTAGTTGTACTGCTTGCCGTACCTGAAGCTGTGATGGAGTATGTGTTTGATGTAAGGTAAGTAAGTTGGAATTCGCCGTTTAGCGTTAACCCTGCCACAGCGGTAGCACCGCTAAAAGTTACGAAATCCCCGTTTATTGCCCCGTGTGAGTTAGCAGTAACGACAACTGTAGAAGATCCGTTAGTTGTAGCAAAAGGATCAGTACCAAGAAGATAAGTATTAATGTAATACTCGGCAGAGACTGATGCACCCCCGCCACCTGTAACTGTTGACGTCGCTGCTGTAGTGACTGTGATTACATAAGCGTTTGCATTTGTTACGGATGTGATGACATGTCTGGTATTTAACTCTGCCGCAGGTATACCCCCAACGGCTGACGCACCGGAGAAATAAACTAAATCCCCAGCCTGTGCACCGTGCGCGGTGTCGTTAACTGTGACTGCATTAGAAGCATTGATTGTATCAAAAGGGTTAGATAGCGTAGTGGTGTAATTTCGCTGCCGGATAGGGGTTATATCGTTATATGCACCGCCTCGCTCAATATAGACTTTAAGATTAGTTCCTAAAGCCATGATGTTTTCAAAGCCAAGCGTTACCCAATTCCATAATGACCGACATACACCAAGAAACGTATTCCCAGAAATACGCGCCCAGCCTCCAATTTTTTCGGGGGTGCCTTGGCGAAACCGCACTTTATCTGAGATATACCAACCGTTCTCGTTTGTATAACGAGTATTTTCTTTATTTACCCCAGGACGGAGTTGAATACGTTTTAGCATTGTGCTATCCTATCATTTTTAAGGAAAACACCATGTATGTATACATTTGGAAAGACCTCGCTAACGTGCCGTTTTATGTTGGGTTTACTAAACGCGCAAGGCGCACAGACCCATCAAATAGTGGAGGAAGGAATTGGCTTACCCAACAAAAACTTGATGAGATTGGACCAAAAAACGTCATTGTTGAAATTCGACATGTATCTTCGCTAGAAGAAGGGCAGGCATTAGAAAAAAATTTAATTTTAGAAATTGGGCGCATACAGTTAAAAACAGGGCCACTCACTAATTTACGAGAAGGGGGGGAAGGCACACACTCACCGACTGAAGAACACAGAGAAAAACTTCGCCAACTTATGCTAGATCCAAACCATCCTTGTCGTAGTTTAGAAGCTAGAAACCGGCAACGGCAGCGAATGTTAGATCCTAGTGTAAAAGAAAAATTTAGTGGTGAAAATAACCCAGCAAAACGGCCTGAAGTCCGTGAAAAAATAAAACTCAAATGGCAGGACCAAGAATTTCGCAACATGATGTCCGCCAAAAAAACTGGCGTACCTAAAAATTTTTCTGAGGAAGATTTAGCAAGACGTGCCTTAGCAGTAATTAATAATCCTGACATGAAATCTTGGGAAGAGCGCAACGGCAAAGACCCTGAGTTTGATGCAAAACGCATAGCCGGGATTCGTGCCGCACAAGACAAACGGCGTGAAAAGATGTCTGACCCAGTAGCTCTTGCCCAACGCAAAGAACGCCTTAAAGCTACACTTGCATCTCCCGAATATGCCGCAAAACGCGCCGCCTTTGATACTCCTGAATACCGCGCCAAACTTTCGGCGGCTAAGAAAGCATACTGGGATAAGCGCAAAGGACTCATATAATCACCTCATCAATGCAGCTTCAGCCGCACGGCGGCGGGTAAGACCGGGGAGGATTCTGCCGTTTGCTTTATTCCATTTAACGCATTCGGTAGCTGCACCATCCCAATCTCCCGCGTCAACACGTCGTTTAAACGTCGATACCCTGTAATTTCCTAATCCGCAATTGTATGCCCAGCTTACTGTTGCAGCAATGCGTCTCGGGGAGGCGCTTGGAAACGTCAAACTAAGTTTGCAAAGTCCTACATAAAAGTATTCAATGTGATGATCCAAGGCATCCTCACACTGCTTCATTGTCCAAATAGTTCCCGGCTGGATGTCAGGGCCAGTAGACCCATAGCCAATTGTCCAAGGATGTCCCTTGGTTCCGGGGTCGGGATAAGAGGTTATGTTTCCATCAGGCAGAAGCCTAGCTAGCCCTTCAAAGGGCTTGATGAGTACATCTCTAGCTAGCGCTTTTGCCTCTTCATTCACACTTTTATACTGTTCTATATTTTTCCAAGGGCCTACCAACAAAGTAGAAACTCACCACCATCATAAACAAACCAAAATCATCTTCATTCCAATTGGCTTTTAAAACTTCGTACCACGGTGCATCCGATAAGAACGCCATATAGATAGCGCAAGCTTTAACGGCTGCATACATACCGAACAAGCACCATGTAATCCCCGGACGAACAAGTGCCGAGATTGCAGATACGAACC